CAATCAGTCGCAGAGTTTCTGCACCTTGAGGATGTTTGTGCATTTCGCGGATGTTATCTGCGGTGCGTGGATCATTAGCAGCATCCACAATCATTTCAGCGATTTGGTTAATCATTTGACTTTGTGTAGTGCTCATACTACTGATGCACTTTGAGGGGCCCAGTTAATATCACCTAGCGTACAAATAGAAATAAAAGTTATAAATAATAGTACAGTATGTAGGTATTAAAGATGAAAGAACACCCAGAACACAAAGGTTATTTTATCACAGAAAATGGCGAAGTTTGGTCGTATTGGCGTAATCGTGGGAGAGAAGGAGGATGGGAAATTGTATTAGACAAAGAACCCAAAAAAAGACGATTTAATAATCACAATAAAGGTTATTTGACGGTTTGGATTAAAACAGAAGAAGGTCAAAAGTTAAAGAAAGTTCATCGTTTAGTTGCAGAAACTTACATCTCAAATCCAAACAACCTCCCACAGGTTAATCATATTGATGGTATAAAAACTAACAATAATGTTAGCAATCTTGAATGGTGCAATAATCAAAAGAACACGGAGTTAGCATTAGCAAAAGTTCATAAGTTAGTGACCCCAACGGGAGAAATAATAGAAGTTTTTAATCTTGGAAAGTTTTGCAGAGAAAATAAAGTTGATAGGGGAGATCTCTATAAAGGTAGAAAGTCAAAAGGTTATTATTTGCAAAGATCACCTACGGTATAACCAACCTCCTGCCCAATCTGCATTTTCAAGTGCCCACTCTCTTTCTTTGATGATAAGAAGGTTGCACCTTTCGCCCTTTGCTGGTGCTTTCCAAGATGCAGATTTTAACACCGAACCTGTATTCTTATCCACAAAAGCGTGAACGGAACGGGCAACGTGACGCCCAGGACCATTATCAATTACCATAATGATTTTGTGATACTTACGACCACTTTCAATCACAAAAGAATAGTTACATTCACCATTCTTCAGTTCATCAATCTTGCTTTGGTGGTATTCTCCACTACCACTATAAAAAGTAATAGCAGGATTTTCTTCATACAACTCGATGTTACGCTCGTGGTTGCGAATAGAATAATCAATAAAGTTTTGACGAAGTGCTTCACACAATGCTTGCGTATGAAGCAGGACATTATCACAAATTGTTTCTTGTGCTTGTTGTTGAAGAGTTGCAGTCATTTTCTTTGTTCTTATACTACTGATGCACTTTGAGGGGCCCAATTACCAATTCTTTGCGATCGTGAAGTTAGCGTGAGAGAACACTTCACGATCCACTACTTTAAGTGTCCCATACTTGTTAGAGATCACATAACCTTCATGGAATGATTGCTCATCATGAAGATAACATTCAATCTCATCTTCCTCATAGATGAACAGGAACAAATCATCCTTGATAGACTTCACCAACTTCCAAAGCCTGATGAGGTTTGCATCACAATCACATTTTTCTGCAATTTCATACTCATCCACGACTTTTTGCTCACGGATGCAAGAGTTAATCTCTTTTTTGATTTGTGATGCTTTCTTGTCGCTCACAAACTCACACAACGTAGACATTTGCTTTGCAAACTTACACACATCTTCCAAATCTTCACGATTAGGGTTCAACGACACTTCAGGTTGCACAAACAAGCAATCTTTAGTGCTTACCAGTTTGCTCATCAAAGGAGCAGCAGATACGTTGCGAAGATCATCACCACCACCATAGATTGTGTGTGGCGCAACAATAATCACCTGCTCTACGATTTCAGGAAACTTGTAAGTGAGCGTGTTGGGAGTATAATGACGCTGACCGCCAAGACCAATAAAATCACCTTGAATGATAGACTTTGTGCGAGGAAGATGATTAAAGCAAACGTGAAGAATGTCCGCAACTTTACCCTGATAGAGCGATGCAATTTCTTCATGAGAATGTGCAATCTTAATCTTTACCTTATTGAATACAGATTTAGTACCGACAAAGAACTTACCATTAGCAGGATTAGTTCCCCAAACAATAGCAGGAGCACCATCCATTTTTACACTAATTGTACTGTCGGTTTCATAGAACCAATCAAGAACACTAAGATCACCCGTCAAGATACAATCTTCAGGATGTTCGAGATGTTTGTTTTGCATTTGCTTGGTCTTCATACTACTGATGCACTTTGAGGGGCCCAATTCACATAAACGATAAAATGTTAGTTGTATCTTGAGTTGCCTCAGTTACTAACTTGATTGATTGTGGATTGATGTCGCATGTGATACAGTTTCGACCAAGAAGTTGCGATGCGATTGCTGTAGTTCCAGATCCAGCAAAAGGATCAAAAACCCAACCATCTTCAGGACACGATGATTTAATGATACGCTCCAACAGTTTGAGTGGTTTTTGTGTAGGATACTTACGCTTGTTAGATTCACTGCGAGAGATGAAATACACATCATCCCATAGATTTTGCACGGGAACACCTTTATTGTCTTCCAGGTAAATCTTCTTGTAGATTGTATTCTTACCGAAGTGCAATAGGTTACAATTATCCATCTCTTTGAGCATGTCTTCGCTTACTCTCCAACCATAATCAGGTTTGTAACCTTTATAGTCAAACATTCTACCAGGACGACTCTTTTCTCCTGTAGTTTTAGCGAGAGCATAGAATCCCTTTTCATCTTGATTCTTAAAGCTATTCTTCTCATACTTTGAGTCGAGATCGGTGTACTCAACCTCAAAGTATGGATTACCTTTACGCAACACCATGATTGAGTCTACAATGTTACCCCAACCATTCTTGATGTTGTTCTTTGGTCCAGACCTTTTCCACGAAATGTTGGTATAGAAAGCATCCCGAACTTCCTTCTTCACATGAGACAGAACCAGTGCATTTCCAATGAAATTGTTATGCAAATAGATCCATCCACTTTTATTCAGTTTGTCCCATGCTTGATTGATAATACCTGCATACCACAAAATGTAATCATCAAAGGACTCCCAAGTATCAGTAAATCCCTTTTCTTCACCATCTTGCTCTAGCATCTTAAAGTCACGTTGCAATCCAAAAGGTGGATCCATGTAGATTAGATCAAATGACTGATCAATTTCAGTCATTTTCTCTGCGGATTGCTGTAGGATTTCAATAGTCATATTTCTTGGCTTGAGTGGAGGTGAGTAGTTGCTTGACGTTATCTTGCTGAAGTTTAATAACAACTTGTGAATTGCTGTTTGCTTTACTCAGTCCAAGAAAAGCATTGATTCCATTGTTACTGGTAACACGAATCCGCAACCCACAATCATATACATTTATGTCATCACTAAACAACACTTTTCGGGAAGACTTACCTTTACCTTGCAGTGATACAGTAAATCCACGATTGATGCAATCAACAGCAGGATGATTGTCTGCATTGAAGATAAAAATAGATTTGGTTTTGGTATCATTCACAACCACATCAAATCCAGAGTTTGCATCAATCAGACCAACCTTCAAAATGTCGATAATTTGATTGCTGCTCAGTGTATCCAAACAAGACTCACAAAGTTGATTGAAATTATCCCGAACTTTCAGGATAAACTCATCATCTTGAATGACTGATTTGGGAAGAGAGCGAAACTCTTTCATCGAAGAAAGAAAGGCATCAAAACTATCACCTAAAACGTCATTATACTTGCTGGTGTTAAACCAGTCAAATGAACCATTTGCAATACCTTCCTTACGCTTGATGCTGATAGGTTTGTTACCAGCAACTGCATCTGCTTTTTGCTTAGTTCCACCACGCTTTTCTACAGTATCGCTGTAGATTTTCTTTTCGTTCAGAATCTGAACTGTTTGGTCCTCATTCTTTACTCCACCATGATGGACAGATCCGTCAGTTTTGAACATTTTGTAACCGTGATCGACACGGAAGAAACTTATACTGTAGATGCACTTTCAGGGGCCCAATACTAATCAATGGGCAACTGTGCTACGCTCTTACCTTTCTTGAGATCTGTAATGTACTTTCGTGCAGAACTTTCAGTTCTACATAGTTTCTCAAGTTGCTGTCCTTGATGTATGATAATGTATCCAGAGTTTCCATAAGGAATTGCAGCATACTCATCTTTATACATTGTAAATCCTTCTTTCATTATACTTTCTCAAAAATCAGTGATTTGGTTGGAGCGGATGGGTCATAGGTCGTTTGCAGTGAAATCTTCAAAAAATCACGTTTTGACCCCTGATGGCCACAGGGGTCTTGGTGAGACTCACCTGCGAACGGTGCTGATAGCAGGTTCGCCCTTCAGGAAGATAGTATCAACAACTGCCTGCACACTGCGAGCGGTGGCAATACCAACCTTAGAGTAAACTGGAATACAAACCAGACCGAACGATTTGCTATACTGACTCAGGTTGCCTGGTTCAATACGTCCATCGCGCATACCTTGAGCATCATCGTGATGCAAACGGATGCAACGGCCGATGGTCTGACTGATACCAATGAAGTCCATGTTGCGGAGGAACAATACTGCTTCCAGACCGCTGACGTTGATACCTTCAGCAAGGATGCTATGGTGTAGAACAACAAACTTCTTGTCGTTATCCTTGCCCCATGCAGACAGCGTATCGAAGAAAACTTCGCGGTTCACTTTGCGACCATCAATAACTGCACCAGTCTTAGCAGTAATGTACATCCAAGAGTAACCACGTTGCTCTAGTTCAGCACAGAAGTCAGTTTCAGACACCAATGCAACGATTTGCTTGGTTGCCTTAGCACAGATCAGGATCTTGCCGACATTGTTGTCGTCAATCGTTTCCAGTAGATTGTCTGCATCGCGGTCAAAGTTGGTCTGTTTGCCTTGAACCATCTCCAGTTGCTTGACGATAACTTTAGGGGGCACAATGTAACCACCCTCAACCAACTCAGGAGCAGGAACTTTGCAGATCACTTGACCATAAACATCCACATCATTCATGCCTGGTTTACCCATAGCAAGACTGTGCTTTGGGGTCGCAGTAAAGAAGTATGCGCGTCGTGCATTAGCAGAGAAGTGCTCAGTTGCAGGGAAAAAGTGACGCTGAACGCTGTTGTGTGCCTCATCGAAGTAGATCGTATCCACATCAATCTCTGCCTGCTGAAGACGATTGAGAGAGTGATAGGTCGTTACAATCAGTTTGTGGTGAGACTGATTGCTCTCTACCCATTGATGAATAGCATAGGGGCGAGTAGAACTTTCGTGATGCGTCTCTCCGCTATGCACATGATAGACTTTAGCATTGGTGATAAACTCCAGAAACTCAGCAGAGAGCTGCTCAGCAAGCAGAATACGCGGAGCAACAACAACAATCGTTTGAGGAGTTTGTGATTGCAACTGACGCATAGCATCAACAATCATCTTCAGCGTTTTGCCGCCACCAGTAGGAACAATAATTTGACCTTTGTTGTGCTGTTGCATAGCAGCAACACCGCGTTCTTGATGAGGCCGAAGTTGGATTTTCATAGGGTTGGTGTTCATACTATAAGTGCAGTTTCAGGGGCCCAGTTTCAGTTCTTTGGGCGAACTTGTGCAGGAGTATCAGAAGGTGCATCAAATTCCTTCTTCAGACTATCACCTTGAACAAATCCAACGCCACCTAAA